GGATGAAGATTTCAGCATCAGCTGTTTGTATCCTGTACGTCCATCCCAACAAATAGTATTTGATGATGTCGTATACTCCATGTTTTCTATCTTTGGCGATTTTGCAAAAGATGCAGAATTAGTAACAGTTAAATCTCCAAATGTACCGGTATCAGCCGATACTTCTGTTGCACTAATATTAAGCTCTTCGGCAGTCCAGTCGATTCCCCACGCCGTTTCAACGTATTCAATGTCCGCAGTGCTGCTAAAGTATTTTTCGGCACTAACAGGATTTATTCCAGTATCTGAAAAACAAATTCCTGTATATTTTATGCGCGTAGAATTTTCTTCATAGCTTGTAAATGCAGTGTAGCCTGAGTAATCTATCAGTACCTTCACGGTGCCTTTTTTATCTTTAATCTTTAGGTATCCGTTGCCGTTTTTGGTTCCACCTAGAATTGCGGCGTTTCCCATCAATGCATCTAAACTGATGTACAAATGTCCATTCAGATAGTAGAGGCCTTTAAATTCTCCGCCATTGGACAATATCTCAACAATCTGCTCCTGCGTAAGCATGCCAACGTCAACAGCAACCTGCCATGTCTGCTGATCGGCGATTTTAGTTCTTCCGGAATCCGTATAAATTGTTGCACGTATCATTCCGTCAGCACCAAGAGAATAGCTATCTGGATTAATAGTTATTGCACTAGTCTGTGCATTAAAGGCCAGTTTTGTCCATGTTTTTCCGGCATCTTTGCTGGTTTCTACTGTCCACCAGGTTTTGAAACGAGACTCATCACCCTGGCCATCTCTATAACGCGCATAAACATTAAATGGATTAGGAGTTATTTTCTTATCTTGCCCCATCAACAATATTTCCGCGTTTGCTCTAAGGTAATACGTTCTTCCCGGAGTACCGTCATTACCTTTAATCTTTGTCCAACTATACTTAGTTGGGTCAGTGCTATCATCTGGTAAGTAATCTGTGTACTGACCGATATACAGCTTATCGACACTGTTATCTACTGAGAATTCAGTCTTTCCATCAGCACTGTTTGCATAGGCAATATGGAAATAAGGCGTTTTACCATCGGTTCCAGGTTTCCCCGGCACGCCCTGTGCTCCGTTTGCGCCCTTAACTAATGTCCATGCGTACTTTTCCGGGTTAGTGGAATCCTGTTCTTCGAAGTCCACATACATTCCGATATATTCACGGTTTGGATTATCGACCGAGAAATCTGTTTTTCCATCCGCACTGTTTGCATACGCAAGGTGTGTGTACTGAGTCAGCCCATCAGTTCCCTTGTATCGTGACCATTCATAATCGCTTGGATTCGTACTGTCTACTTCTGCATCTGCTTTAAGAAAACCGACATAGATTGCTTCGCCACTTGTATAGATAGTATCGCCAGTTGAATCACTTATCACATTTCCGGCACTGTCAAGTAACTTTACATATTTGGGATTGTCCGACATATCAGAACCATCTGGCATAGATGCATAACGGATAGTCGGTGATTTTCCCGGAAGTCCTTTGTCACCTTCAAGTCCCTGCTTTTGTTTCGCTAATGTAAATCTCTTCGTTACAGAAAGATTAATCAGGTACGTTGCCTTAATGTCCACCCATCCATTGTCTGCACTCAAGCCTGTGACAGTGTAAGTATGCGTATCTACATCCCAAGAGCCGGTTACACTGTCTGATTTCGTCACGGTATAGCTACAGTCATTGGTGATATCATTTGAGCCATACATAACTTTCGCTGTAGTTGTCACTGTTGGAAATACCGGAATGTTTCCGTCTGCGTCAGATGTGATCGTCTGCATATCGTTCGACAGCTGGAATGTCATATTCTTGGCAGATGCAATATTGTTGTCCATTTTTGTCAGTTTATCCGGCAAAGAACTACCACCAATTACAACATTATCACCACTGATGATTACTTTTTTGGTGTCCATATCAACCTGGAAGATTATGTTTCCATCGCTATCTCTGACAGTCAGTGCGCCTGTGTCAATATAATCAGCATTGATACCATGTGCGTACAGAATTTTTGCTATCAAATCGCCTGTCAGAAAGAAACCGTAAGGATATGTTTTGCCACCATCATTGGATACGCCAATGGCTTCTGCTGTGAATTTAATTACATTTTTTGATTCTGCAAGTGTAGGCTTGTCATGCAGATATGTAATAGTACTGCCATCTTCCTGTGCGACTGATGTTTCATATAATCCAGAAGAATTTTTTAAGGTTTCTTCTAATTTCTTTACTGCTTTTTCTCTAGCTGATTGTTCTTTTTTAACAAGTCGTCTTGCCTCTACGATTGCCTTAGTGGATTCTGACTGGAACTTGCTCTGCCCTCTGATAGGGTCGTCGGCTTGAGTTTTTACAGTAGTCTTTCCATTAACGGAACAAGAAACGTCCGTCAGCGGAGTTATATATCTGTTCCATTTGCGATCATAAGTATATGCCATATCTCCAAACTCAATGAGTGGGTTATATACAAGTTCTCCCGACATGTTACGGAATTTAGCTCCAATTATGGAATCGCCAATTTGAGCAGCTACCGTGTCCAAGTCCGAATCCGCAACAAGGTCGTTCTCCAATTTAAGAACATATCCTGTGCTTCCGTACATGGCTTCATTTTCTCTATTTTTTAGCTTGATTCCAGTAATCACAATATCATCACTAGAAACGGTTGGACTTGTAAAAAAGTCTTTGAGCTTTTCGGATGTGTCAGCTGCTGATTCGATCAGTGTCAAGAATCCATCACTATCAATTGTCCAGTTCCCTGTCGGACTGATAAAACTTTCTGAGTCAATACTTGCGCCGCCTTTAAATGTTACATTTCCATCAGCGTCCACTACTGCGTTGTAATCTTCTTGTGTATTGGAAAAATCCCATCTGATAAATCGCAAGTATCCTCTGCTGTCCAGGCGAGCGTTCGCAGTCTCAAGCATTGCTGCCCATCCGAACAACTGACGAAACGTCATGTTTTCCGGAATCTCTGACACGATCAGATTTCCATGAGCCATGGAGACTTCTGACGGAATACCAAGAGTCTCACACGCATCTCTAACAAGAGTCTCTATTGACTGTGGCAGAACCAGATGAGATATATAAGTTGCGTTCGTTTTATACATATCGTCCAAAGCGGTAAAACTAAGGATTTCGCCATATTGTTCTGGTGTCGTAATTGTATAAATACCTTTATCAATGGTTTCGACTCTGTCTTCTGTCGCTGCTTTTGTTGCCAGAATCGCACCGCCACTCTGGTCAAGAATTGGCTCATAGTTTTCATACAGCAATTCATCTGTTGTAGCCAGACTTGCTACGGAGGTCTGCATTTTAAGATACGCATGAACTTTTGCCATGTAGAAATTATAGTTTTTCCACTGATCAGAAGTGTTGTCCAACTCCAATGTCATGGATTTACAAACAACGCAGCCAATCGGAAAGCTGCTACTTTCTGCACAATCGGAAAAAGTGCAGTTTTCGCCCATGATTTCATTTTTGACTGTTTTTACAGTTCCGTCAGGAAAGGTGATTTCCACTTCCTGCCAGACTCTTTCTCCGTCCTGTAGTTTTTGTTTGAACGCATCAGATACATTAATCAAGTGGATTCACCCCCTGCATGTTAAAAGATATTTTTGATACAAATTTTAAGTCTGGAGATATTTCTCCAATAGTTAGGCTTGCTTTTCCAACATAAAATGGGTCGGTTCTCCATGCCATGTGATAAAGTGACCAATGATACAAATTGAAAGTTTTTCCTTTTGCGATAATTTTGAGAATTTTGTTTGCTTCTACAACTGGAACGTTTGATGCTTCATAGCTATATTGTTCAACTGTAAATAGTGGAGTCAGTAATGCTTTTCCAAACTGCGTACGGTTACTACCTTCTGAATAAGTTGTTTCAAGGTTGTAACCCATATCTTTATCTGGCTGATAGATGGAAGCCCCATTCATCTTGTATCGCTCTGTTATACTTTTTGGGATAGTTGCCATTCTTCCACCTCCTATGCCAGTTCAAACGGATTTCTTCCACTTGTGCTGCGTCTTAATTTTGCTTCATCAATAATTTCATCAAAGATTGTTCTGCGATTAATCTGAGCAATAAAACGATAATCGCCGCCACCTGTCTGCCGTCCTGCAGTTTCTTCCCGGAAAATCTTTCTGAGCAGTGCTTCCGGTGTCTCGATGTTGTTTCCTTGCTTCTGATCTCCTAACACAGCGAGAAATTCTGATCTTGGAGGAATAACAGCACCTTTTGCAAGATATGGAATAGTTGGAACTCGCGGAAATGTAGCACTGAATCCTATTGTTTTCTTACCAAATGGAGTAGGCACTTCCCACGGTCCGAAAGAAAACGCGGATTCGATGCCGCCAATAGCTGAGTTTACAGTTCCGATCGCACGGTTTACGATACCAATTACCTTGTTTAATACATTCGTTATAGAGGCTTTTATACTTCCAAAAATATCGACAACTTTGTCTTTTGCAGCTGTAAATTTTTTTACAATTCCATCTTTAATTTTTTCAACAAGATTTCCTACTGTTGACCAAATTGCAGTCCATTTTTGATATGCGCTGGATTTGACATTATCCCAAATCGTCACAATTTTAGATGCGAGATTCTTAAGACTAGAGCTTATAGCGTTGACAAATGTTGATGTTTTATTTTTAATCCAATCCCATACTTCCCCCGCAACTTCTTTAATCTTGTCCCAGTTTTTATACAGTAATACGCCAATTGCAATGCAAGCTGTTACTGCCGCTATAAAAATTCCACCCGGTCCGATAGCCGTTGCAATAGCTTTAATTCCTCCCATAATGCCGCTAGAACCAGTCATAAGTGCAATAAGACCTTTTATAAAACTCGCTACTGTCGTTATACTTCCTACTATTCTTGACGCTAGCCCTGCAATTTTCGCCGCCGCAAATGCTCCAATCAAAGCTGCGCCGAATGCTTCGATAATTGGCTGATGGTCTGCGAAAAATCTTGCCAAATCAGACACTAGGTTGATCACTATTGGAATTCCCGTTTCAATCAGCCATTTCAGCATTGGAAGAACAATATTGTTATAAATCCATTCAAGAACATTTCCGATAGATTCCAGAATTGGCGCAAACGTACTTGTTAGATTACTGATAGATTCCAGTAGAGGATAGAAATTAAGGTTCGCCGCCCATGTTGCTGTATCCTCTGCGATTTTTTCAACAAACTGCATAACTACCACAAGGGCATCTGCAATGTTCTGGATGATCTGCGTTCCAACACTGTTTTTGTTCCATGCATCTGCGAAACCAGATGCAATATTACCGATAGTTTTAAGCACATTCTGAGCAATCCTCAGCATGGTTTCTAACATCGTTGTGCCTGTGCCATTTGTCCAGACCTCTACAAGGCTTTTACCTACACTTACAACGAGCTTTTTGAGTCCATCAAGTGCGGTTTTTGCCGCATTAATAGTATTCTTGCCCTCTTTTTTCCATGCGTCCTGGAATGGCTTCCAGAGTTTTTTAAGAAGGTCGGCTAGTTTCTTGGCAGAATCACTGATTTTGTCCAGCGCATTTTCTCCCTCTGCGAGTTTGCCATAATTTACACTGTCAACCGAACCCGGCAATCCGCCGCCCCCAGAACCAGTTCCGCCGGTTCCAGAACCGGATGGCGTTGAAGATGTACTCCCTGTAGAACTAACCTTGTGCACTTCATCAAGCGATGAAAGATAGTTTTTTGTTTCCTTATTCGCTTTTTTTGTAGCTTTCGCATTGTCGTTCGTGGCATCTGCCAGTTTCTCTGCATTATCGGCTGCCTGTCCATACTGATCTGCCGTATCTGCAACTGTATCTGTTCCGGCAAGCCCTGCGCCGCTTCCACCTGTCTGACCTGATGATTTCTTGCCAGTAATAAGCTCCGTGAATGACTTAAATGCGTTTGCCAGAGTCGCCAGTTTGCCGAGAAGAATATTGATTACTTTCAGAACAGGTGTAAAAATATTAATCAAACCTTGTCCGACTGTTGCCTTGAGGGACTGTAGCTGTAACTGCATAACTCTCACCTGATTCGCCCATGAGTCAGATGTTCGGATGAAATCACCAGATGCAGCCGATAATTGTTTCTGCACAAAAGCCAGACGGAGAGCTACTTTCTCCTGCTCGGTCATAGCAGATGTAGTTTTGCCGTAGCCATTTGCCAGTGCGTACTGATCAAGTGCCGTCTGGGTCATTACCACGCCGAGGTCCTTGAGCGTTTCCGTTTCACCAGTAAATACGGATTTCAGTTTGATATAGGCTAAGTCCTGACTGATGTTGTAAAATGATGCTACGTCACCAGTCAGCTGTGTCAGAGCCGTTGACATGTCGTAAGCCTGTGATTCTGAGAATCCGAATGACTTAGACATTGCTCCGAACGTACCAACATACCTTTTTGCCATTGTCTCTGACAGTCCGGCTGAGACCATTGCATTCTTTGCAAATTCATTGACCTTATCCGACATGGTGGTGAATGTAACATCGACCACATTCTGAACTTCTGCGAGGTCGGAGCCTAGCTCAATACACTCTTTTCCAAACTGCACCAACTTACCAACAGCAAAAGCCCCACCAATTAACAGACCGATTTTTTTTACAGCACTACCAAGGCTGTTAAATGACTGTTTAATCCTTGATACTCCATTATCAATTCCAGATGTATCAAGCTTAGTATCAATAATAATTGAGCCATCAGCAGCCATGTGTTCGCCTCCTAACTATTTGAGGTTCAACATCTCATTCAGCTTATCTTTATAAGCTTGCTCATCGTCGCTGAGACGTGTCTTTATATCAATAATATTTTTGTTTTCCTGATAGAATTTCTTTTCCCATTTATCCAGACGTTCGCCCTTCGCCTTTTTAGAGCGGATTCCAACAACTGTGTTGAACAGGCACTCACCGGATTCCATGAAATATCCAAAAAATGTCCACCAGTGCATATACGGAATGGCTCTGATTTCTTTTCCGGCAACTTTATTTACAGCCGGTACAATCATATCTCCGTCCTGTTCCCAGTCCATCAAACGGGGCTTTGGTTTGTTCGGGTTGTCATCAGTCTGTCCACAGTCAATAAATTCACACGCTTTCTGACAGGCTTCAGATAAATGTTCCGGCGGTATGCTCTGCCAATCCTCGAACAGAATCTGTATCATAACAATTGACTTCGCCTGTTCGTCTAACTCTGGATCATTCCACGCAATGAGAATATCAATGATTGCTCGAAAATCCGTTCTGATAGAAAAATCCACCCCACTTATGTTCAGTGAGGTGGGAAGCTCATAGGCGGTCATTTTTCATATTTCTCCGTATACTTGTTAACTGCTGCCTGCCTTTTTTTTTTTTTCTTTTCAATTTCCGGGGCG